GTGCTAATGACGGCAGGGGTTCACCCCTCTATTTGTGCCATAATGCTTTTGTAAGTGGAGGTACGGCTGAAGGAGTATTGGAGGCGCTAGGTCGATCAGTTAGGTCTAGAATTATGCCAACTATTCCGCCGCGTTTGTTTTTGGCTAGTTATTTGCATCTGATGAGTAAAATTCCACCAATGACTAGGGTTCCCAATTTTGATATGGATGATTGGGCGAGTGTTCCACATCATCCTAGTCAAAGTGCTGGTTTTTTCCCCGTTGAAAAGGAGTTTCTTGAGTTTGAAGATCATATCATTAAGTTTGTTAATTCATGTCAGCAACGTGCTGCGAGGAAATTTTCTATTGACGAGCTGCAAAAACTAGTTGAGATAGTTAGGTTGGGGATTCAAAAGCATAAACACGAGTCGTCATGGTTTCCTACATTTATTAATAAGATCGCCGTTAAGCCTGAAATAAGGTGTGCTGGATCAAAAGTTAGTAAGACGAGACTGATCTATATCACAACGTTGGTTTATTTGTTACTTGACACCGTACTATTTCGCGAGTATGTTAAAAATAGTTACCAGAAGTTCGGCATGATGATAGGCCATCAATGGAAACATGGTGGTGCTCATCACTTGGCTTCTTATTTGGGTGTTGCTCGAAATGATTTGATGTACATAACGTTGGATATAAAACATTTTGATCAATCTGCTTTAGCTGCAATAATTAAGGTTCTATTGCTTATGCCTTTTTTGTGTTTGAAGAATGATGGAACTGAGAACTATCGAATGGCAAGAGCCTTTTTTATTGAACGGGCACATCAAATGGCGTGTAAATTGGTTAAGTGGGAAGGTCTTGAGTATCGATATATAATTGGGCAAGTCTTTAGTGGCTTGTATGTTACATCATGGTTGGATACTGTTTATATGGTTTTGATGGTTACTGTTGTGTTGACTGCTATTTACACTGAGATGAAGAAAGTACGTGGTCCACATGAAGCAAGAATGTTTAAAGATTCTTTTATACGTAGGTTACAGTATGGTGATAACAGTTGCTATGCGTTTGAGTTGAAATATCTGGACGTATTGTTCTCAGGCAGGACAAAAGAGGAACCTCTTGGTAAGTTTCAAAGATATATGATGACCTTGGCTGGTATGGAGCTGAAGGCCGATGAGACTTTTTTGTTCTTGCCTGATGATACAGGTGTGTCGCCTTTACTTACTGTTATAAAACCCCGTGTGTGTGGTGAAGATCTTGTCGGTTATGATATATTACGTCAAGGACCTGAATTCTTAAAACGCAATTTCGTGAGGATGGTGATTGACGGGCAGGTGCAAATAATGCCTTGGAGGAAAGAAGATGATATGTTCACCAAGTCAGCTATCAGTGCTACTATTGATGATTTTTCACCCGATAAATGGTCAAGTAAGTTTATAGGCTTGCTCATAGACACAATGGGCACCAATGCGGTTGCCTATGATGCGATGAAATATATGTTTTTGGCTAGTTTGCAACGACCTACGGGTGATGAAAATAATGATATACGAGCTTTTCTGCAGCGCCTGTATGATATAGCAGCTCAACCTGGGGAGAATTTTAAACGTAAGGTTGGTGAGCAATTTGTTAAAGTGTTAGCGCGTACTGGGCTGAATTTGAAGACTGCGTCTTTAAAAGCGCTGTCAAGACAGAAGTTATTGCGTGAGTTTGTGTGGGATCAGGAGTGGCGTGAGTCCTGGTCTAGATCATACAATTTACCTTTATATAATTTGGATGGAACAATAATTCCTGGTTCTTATGTTGATTATAACTTTTTTGATGTTGAAAAGAGAGAATTTGTTGAGAGACAGATGAGTGAAGCATGGACGGACTTCGATGACATGCACTAATGTGTTGCGTTAAGTCTGGTTGACCAATTGGTTGTCTGATTTTAAAGTAGGACG